GGAGCCCGTGGTTGTCCACGACTTCACCCGTCAGCCTGGTCAAACCGTTCAGTTAGACCGCTATAAGTTCTGGGGTACCCCTGGTACCAAGGACAGCCGTGAGCGTATTGCCGACCAAACGATCGGTACCGCTAACAGCCGTAACATCACCAAGGAGAAAGTCCTGGTGGTGCTTAAGGAATACACCGGTCCTGCAGACCCTGGTGATCCTACCCAGCCTTCGACCTTCAAGATTGCCCGTGAGACTCTGGTCACCGCCCAGCGCCTGCTGCTGGACACTGGCAACCTCAACATGTTCCACCAGTCCATCGGTAGCCTGACGCTGCTGGATGACTACCGTCGTTGGCGCGACCGCGTGTTCATTGATGAACTCGCCAAAGCCGAAGCCAATGGTGCCGCTTCTACCAGCCAGGGTGGTTACTACTTCGCTGGCGGCAAAGTCAAGGATTCTTCTGGTCGCGTTTCCTACACCGCTACCGAGTATGGCAACGAAGTTCAGCAGTTCCAGGTTCGCACCGACCTGCTGACCGTTGTTAAGGACCTGCGTAAGCGCAACGTTCCCACCTATGCCGATGGTCTGTATCGCTGCATCTGCGATCCTACCTTCATGATGCACCTGCGTCGTGACCCCGACTTCCGTGAGATCGCTCGTTACGCTGGTAACCCTGGCCAAGGCATGTACATGGGCAACCCCATGATGCCTAACAACGCCAGCTTCTTCCAGGGTCCTCAAGCTGGTCAGGCTTATTTCCTGGCTGGTGAACCCGTCATGCCGACTGGCGTTCAGTTTGAAGGTGTTAAGTTCTTCGAGTCGACCAACTTCCCGACCAAGAACATTAACGCTTCCTTTAACGGTGGTTCTGGTTACTCTTCCCAGGAAGTGGCCCAAGGTTACTTCTTTGGTCCTCAGGCCATTGGCGTGGGTATCGGCGGCCCGAACGCTCAGGTTCTCATCAACAACAACGACGACTTCAGCCGTTTCATCATCCTGATCTGGCAACTGTACGCCGGTTTCGAAATCCTGAACAAGGACTTTGTAACCACCGCGTTCAGCTTTGTGTCTGATGACGGTTCTGTCTGATCAATAAACAATAACTAAACTATAGGAAAAATAAATGACCTATTTGTCCGCTAAAAAAATCTATCCCGGCAACTGGGCTGAACCCCTGAACGGCTGGTATAAGAACATCGACAACAGCCAAGACGGCACCAATGATGGTTCCAAGGGCGGCCCCACTTCTGTGCTGGCCCTCCCTGGCTACCGTTATTTCCAGCAACGTGGTTACGTCCCTGTGACGGCCACCTCTGGCGCTGGCGCTGTTGCCGCTGCTGATGTGATCGTTCCTTCCCCCTACCGGAATGACGACACCCGTACTGACATCACCGGCATGGTGATCTCTGGTACCAGCACCCTGCCTTCTTACGTGTATCGCACCGCAATTTCCGTGGCTTCTGGCTGGGGTGATGGCCGTGTGGCTTCTGGTGTGTATGCCGCTACCGGTAACGTAATCTCGTTTGGTCGCGTGAGTTCCAACAACCCCACCGCCGCCTCTGGCGCTGGTGAAGGCGTGATCCAGGCCAACCTGACTTCGACCGTGTCTGGTACTCAAGCTGGCGAGATCTACTTCGCTGGTGGTACCGCTGGTTATGGCACCAACCCCTTCCTGACCATTACCGGTGCAACTGGTGTGGCTCCTGGCACCATCAACTACTCGGCTACCTCGTCGACCACTCTCAAGGTGTTCGCTAAGGAAACCGCTAACAGCACCACGACTTCTGGTGGCTTCTACATCTCCAGTGGTGATGCAAACGCTGGCCGCACCGGTTACCTGGTTGTGGAAGTGTGCTACATCCAACCCGATGAAGCTCCTGGTTACGAAGACATTGACGGCTACCTGACCGGTCGCACTGTCAGCTGATTAAGGTAAACTAGGACCAGAGATTAACTCCCTGGTCCTTATGTTGTATCAGCACAAAAAAACGGGCGCTCGCGTCAAGCTTGTAAGTGAGTTCGATAATGGTGATTGGTTCATGGTTGAAGACCAGGACGGACGCCTTTACACCGCCTACAAAAGCGAGTTGCTGCCTGACGAGACAGCCACTAAAACGGTAAAGACTCTTCAGGTAAAAGATAAAGCCGCAAAAGAAGAGCCCCGTGCTTTTCCTCCTGACAATCGTTTGAATATTAATTCCGCTACCGCCCAAATGATCGCTGATCATATCAAGGGTATCGGTCTTAAGACTGCCCGAGAAATCAAGGATCTACAGATGTCTTTATCGGGTGAACGATTCAACAACTTGGAGCAACTCAAACAGATTAAAAGAGTGGACTGGGGAGCTGTCCTTGCGGCTGATCTGATTCGAGTTTGATAAATAAAGTAAACCCCTGGTTACCCAGGGGTTTTTATTTTAAAATGAATACAATGCTTAGTTGATATGGGCCAGAAATATTACTTTGGAACAATTGGTTCCACAGGGACCTCAACTGGTCCCCATGGACATTTCTATGTCAAAGACTTAGCATCTAACAAGTACATTGACCCTGGGACCATTAAGAGTCGATTGACGGGCTTTCGTGTAGGTGAAAAAGAAATCCCTTTAATTACTACAAATCAACAAGGTCAATTAGATTTAAATCCCGCCGCCGGCTTAACGCTCACCTCCAAGTATGGACAAAGGGCTCAGCCAACGGCAGGTGCATCTACTTTTCACCAGGGCTGGGATCTCGCTGGACCTGAAGGGACACAGCTTAAGTACGTCTCTGATGGCGGCACCTATGCGCCCAAGCAGAACCAAGGCGGCTACGGTAATCTCGGCACTTTTATTACGCCTGATCAACGGTATGAGATTGGTGTCGGCCACTTAAAAGACTTAGGACAACAAGCTGCAGGTGCACGTTCTACTGCACCTAAGCCAACGGCAAGCACACCATCCAGTGATGCGGCGCTTGAGATGCTTAAGTCTTTATTTTCAGGAGCACAGAAACCTGAAGAAAAGCAACAGAACCTTGCTGAGCAGTTGCTAGGACAGACACTTGGTGACCTCCTCACTGGCACCACCAAGCGCAAAGCAAGTACGTTTGACCCATACGAAGGTTATACAATTGATGCAAGCGTCTTAGATCAGTTTGCGTGATTTTATGCATTTATAATTAAAGAACAAAGGGAAGTAGAAGTGCAATTATCGGATTTCGATAAAAGCAAAGTCAGGTACCATTTGGGGTATTTCACCGTATCTGTTCCAGCGGGTGACTACGCTCGTCTGGAAGAGGCGATGAATACCATTCCCGACTCTTACTTCTACGATAAAATTTCTATTCAACTTGGTCGTTGCGACACAGCTGAAAAGAAAACAGAAGTAGCAACTTCGCCCTCTACACGCCTTGAAAGTATTGCGGGTGACGTGGATCGTACGATTCGCTCCAGCAATGCCAAAGAAGCGTTAAAGGTTTGGGATGAGATCTATCTCTACGAAACCAATAGGTTGGCACAGATTCTTTATGTGCCCAACTACAAAGATCCGTTCCAGGCTCGTTATCGCTACGAACGCTCTGGTGCAGAATTCATCCAGGCATTACCTGGACCTGCCGATACAGCAGTCGGTTCCCGTATTTATTTACATGAGGTTTGGCGGTAATGAACCCTTTTGAATTTTTCTTAGGCAAACCAAAGCCGTCCTCTGGCGCTAGGCCTGGCTGGCCGCCGCGACAAGGGAAATTCCCCTCTACTTGGAGCACCCCCAAACCTTCTGCACCCGTAAATGCATCTACATTACTTAAAGGTACTGGGAGCTTTATTCCTAAAGGCAGCGGTAGTTTGTTGGGACCAATTGGAACAGCGGCAACAGCAGTTCCTACTGTGTTAAGCATTATCAATCCAAAAGACAATATCTTTACCGATTTACAAAATTTGGGTACAAGTATTCAGAATCAGTTTGTATCCCCAGGGCAAAGGCGTGGATATGTAGGCTCTGATCCAGCTGCTGTAGCTGCAAATCGAAATCTGTACAGCGGTGTAATTGGCTCTATTCCTCCGAGTGCCAACGGCGAAACTTATCGTCGTACTGAGTTGCGTTTAGATGACGCAGCTAGGTCTGGCGGCGGTGGCGGTGGTGGCGGAAATGCAGGTTACTCAGTTCCTGCCGCTACTTCTCCTGGCTATTCTCCTGCTGCCGAGCGTGTTTATGCAGCCACAAAGAGTAGTGTTGCACAACAGGCCGCGCAGAATCCAGAATTCCAACGTTATGAAGAAGCTCGTAAAGGCGCTAAGACACAAGAAGACATGAATGCTGCCCGTGATATTGGCATGCAAATCTGGCAAAACAAATATGGCGGGACCAAGATGGGCCAACAAGGCGGTGCTGTCGGTACCTTTAATCCTTTAATGGATAAGACTTTTGGTTATCAAACTGGAGGTGCGCCTGACCAGCAGATGGGTGCCCCCACTATGGGACCTTCTCCCCTGGTACCCCAAGTGGATCAGTCACTTAATCCTGCTAGCCCCACATATCTTGGTGGCGAAGGTCCTCCGCTGATGAACTTTGCAGACGACAACCTGACTCCGGAGATGATTGAGGCCTATCAAAAACAACTACTGAGCCAAGCGGCTTCTCGTAAGTAAATTTCTGGCATTGCAAAGCATGTAAGCCCAGCCAACTGGACACAGATCTTTGATCTACGGGGGCCAGTGTTGTTGC